CTCTAGAAATAGAAGCACTAGCGACATAGTTAGTAACATCAACCAGAACATCGCCACCCAAAACGTAATCGCTATCAAGAACGCCGCGAACTGGATCATTAAGCGCAAAGAACGAACCACCTGATGCAGTGAGATCGAACGCAATAAAAACCTTAGTTTCTGGATTAGACATTTACGCGCTCGCAAATACCGGGCCACTGGCACGCTCGTATTTCTTGATAGCATCCACAATGTCGCGACCAATAGAAGCACCGTCTGCGCCCATGCCGGCATTTACAGTTAAGTTGATTGTGTTACCCATACCAGCATTGCGACCTGATAACGGCACAACTGCTTCAGGCCCAGCTTCACCAATAAGTGCAAGCGTTGGCCCGGTGACAATGCCACCCTTAGCAAAGGCAGGAACTTCAACGCCAAGAGATGCAGCCAAGTCCATAATTGACTGACGTTCACCCTTAGTAACCTTTTTGCCACCTTTTGATTTCTTACCTCTAGCTTTTGCAATGGCAGCACTAACGCGATCTATGCCAGCCTGATTAACAATCGTTCCAGTAGCAGTTATAGATAGACCAGCAGAAGCGATTGCAGCTTTAACGCCATCTACAAGAGCCTGACCAGCCGTAACACCTGCTGAATAGAACTGACTAGCAGCTGATTCACCCACAGCATCAGCCACGCTTTGAGTTGCGCTGATAAGTGTATTGACTTGATTAACAACTGTTGCGCCACCAGCAATGATTTCATCTGCAATCTTTGTGCCAGCTTCTGCGCCTGCTGAAAGCACTTGACCGATAGCGGTTTCTGATAACCCCATAGACAAAAGCGTTCTAACTTTGTTACCAAAGTCAGCAGCCTTGTTTGCTTGCATTGTTAGATTTGATAAGAATGATCCAGTACTTGCAGTTGCAGCAGAACTGAAACTAATCATTCCAGTAATTGAACTAGATACTGAACTTGCAAAGTCTGTAAATTTAGATTTGGCATCTGATAGAACTTGATTGGCAACAGATAAAGTTTCTGTAAATCTTGCAATCTTGTCAGCAGCAGACCTGCTTGCACCACCAACGGAATTAGCACGACCACCTTTAGCACCACCGGGAGCATCAATAGAGTCAGCTAGTTTCTGTGCATCAGCAGCAATAGCAGAAAGATTTGCCTGTTCTTCTTTTAACTTATTGCTGAAATTTGTAAAGCCAGCAGCAGCAGAATCAACAGTTGAAACTAGACCATCAAAGTTTAAGGTCAGTTCATTGATCTTTGGGTTCTTTAGTATGCCTGTGAATAAAGCGTTATAGCCTTTGATGAATCCATTAATTACGAAGATGAATGCGTTGCCAATTTTAGATAAGCCAACGGCAATACCTCTAAAGACTTTAAGCGTAGCCTGTCCCCAAGTCATAGTGGCATCAGTGCCTTTAACCATAGCCGTCACAATTCCCAAGATAATTAGAGGAATCAACACAATTCTTTTCATTAAGAACTGAAAAGCCGTAGCAAGACCTTGAAGCATCTTGATCATGTAACCAACAGCAATCATTGCCGGGCCAAGGGCAGCAGCAAAGAAACCAATTTGAATACCAGTCACGATAGCGTTAGGTGAAAGACTCTTAAAGGCTTCAATGAACTTCTGCATCTGTGGCAATACTTGATTGCGAATAACGCCAACCACGTTAATCATTATGGGCAAAAATACGGCACCAAAAGAACCTGATAAGTCCTCAACCTGTGCGCCTAAGAATTTCTTTTGATTAGCAAGACCGCCAGCAGTACGAGCCACGTCACCTTGCTGTAAAGCGGTATCTCTAAGAATAAGTGCGTAAGCAGCTTGCGACTTTTGGGCAATCGTTAGAACACCCTGACCATCATAAATTTTTAGGTTCAGTGCTTCTTGACGTAAACGAACATCATTAAGAGCAACGCCAAAACGCTTCAGCGGTTCTGTTTCCCCGGAAAGACCAGAGCGCAACGCAGTTAAAGCATCTTCAATCGGCACGTTGTTGAAGGAAGCCATGTCAGCTGCAAGTTCAACTAACCTCATAGACATTTTTGCAGACTCGCCCTGACCAAGACCAAACGCTTGGAACAAGTTGCCATAAGTTCCTGCTGCTTCTAATGCAGACCGTGTAGAAACACCAAATGATGAGGATGTAGTTTTAGCCCACTTAGCAACTTCAGCTGCCTGTGTCTTGAATACTGCATTAACTTTTGATTCAGCTTCTGCAAGATTAGAAGCATCAGTAATGGTTTTGTTAATTACAACGCCAAGACCTGCAAGCGGAACAGTAATGTTCCTAGTAAGACTTTCTCCTGTGCTTATGAAGCTCTTACTTAAAGATTGAGTAACACCACCGAAGGTGTTGCCCATTGCTCTGCCATGTTTTTCAATGTCTTTGAAAGATTTAGTTAGCCCAGCAGTGTTGCCAATAAATTTGACTTCATAGCTTTTGCTTGCTGTGGCTGCCACTAAGACTCCTAAGTGGCAGAAGCACCTGCCATCAACTCTAAGAATTCACGGAGCATATCTGCCCGTACTTCCTTTTGACTCATTCCATTGTACCTAGATAAGTCAATGTCCTTAAATTCTATTTCACATTTAGTGCATACTTTGCTGAGTGTGCATCTGCATTCCCAATGGTCTACTGGTCTTTGTGACTCACGCCTTGTAACGGTTACAGGTGGTCGGTCTGTGTAGCGATGCTCAGGTGCTTGCATAATTTCACCATGACCACGCAAGGTCTGGTGATCTGCATTAGGTGCATGTTGTGGCGCAAAAAAGATACGCGCTGGGTCGCTGGTCTGTGGATCGCCAACAATGTCTAGCAACTCGTGCATCTGCTTCCAGACTGAATACCACTCGTGGCTAGGTACAGGTTCAGCAAACGGGATAACAATGTGCCAGTGCTGGTCATCAGGTGCGTGGCTGTAAGTCGTATAGGCGATGTACTCAAAGCCTTGCAGTTTGTCTAACGTATTGTTTAAGGCTTCACCGTCTAGATCAGCAACGAATGCGTTGATAGCAATTACGTTCTTGTTACCTCTAAAGCCGTTCTCAACGTAGGTCACAGGGCTGTATAGATGCCCTTTGTATTTGTCCTCACGCTGGGCATGATGCGAAAGCAAAGCTACAAAGTCAGCCCAAGAATCTGCATAGGGCTTTGGCTTGTTGTCTTTGACAGACCACCATTTAACTGCGTACATACCTCAGACGATAGCACTTGTTATACGCTATGTCTAGCCCATTTAGAGCTTGTAAAGTATACGTTCTAGGGCTTTTAGGTATTCCCGGTTTATAGTTTCTGACATTCCTTCGATAGTTGGCCAGAACCAATAACCCCTATTTCCTGCGCCTAATCTAGGGGAACGATCAGGGAATTGCTTCAAACGATCAGAACCAAATTCAGAACCAAAGAATACGTCACCCCTAGTGACCTTGGTTTTACGCCTACGGTTAGGGCGCGATTTAGACACAAACGCAGCAGAGCCGTTTAATCTAACGACAGGCACACGGTCTGGTCTAGCCCTAAAGCCCTTAGCAACTTCCATAGCTTGCCTTGGCTTCTCTGCATAAGTCGCGTGAGATTGAACTTCTGTAACCACTTTGCCAATTAGGTTTACAGATGCCTTGCGTATCTCTTGGTTAAACATTGGGTCTTGCTTTGCCCAGCGAGCTAGTGACGGGTACAACCCAGCAATCTTAATCTCAACTTGAGCATAGCCAGCACGACCACTTAGAAACTCTGACTTAGCCATTAGTTCCCCTGACTGTTTCGCCAGCGCAGATACATACCCATAGTGAAAAGCATACGCTCAGATTCTTCCATTAAAACTGATGGAGCAATACCAGTTTCAACGGAAAGATAAGCCAAGTACCAATGTTGGGATGAGTCACCCAACCCAGTTATTTTGGGCTTTCTTCACTCGCTTCAATAGTGTCTACTTCATCGCACCAATCTTCGAACGTAAGTTTGGTCTTACCCTTACGTTCTAGATAGTGCCACGCAAGCCACAATAGATCAGTAATTCTGAAATCTGTTTCTAATGATGCAACGCTTTTAGTGAACTTGTCCTCAAAGGCAACAAGGTCACGAGCAGTAGCCGATACATCTTCAACGGTCTTATCTTCAAAAGTAACGCGCAGGTTGATCTTCATGGGTTAGACAGTTCCCCGTGTGATTGTGCCTGATGTCGGCCACGTCACCGAAAGCGTAGCTATATCGCCCACTGAGCTCGCAAATGGAGAATATGAATTTACCAAGCAAATCGCGGAATATGCCGGATTGCTTGAATTAACAGTGCCAGAAGTTGGAGCGATAACAACGGTAGCCAAAGTGTTTAGCAATGGGAACAGAGTTGCATCTACTGAGGATGCGCCAAAGTCTTGCATGAACTGCAAAGTGATTGAGCCAGACTTTAGACCGCCGATACGAGTACGGAATTCACCGCCGAAAGCAGTGGTTTCTAAGTCATCGGACTCTAATGCAAGTTCAACGCTGTTTAGGTTTGTAGAAAAGTTTGTGCCGTTGATTGTTACCTTGTAATCGGTGGCTGCGAATTTCGCCATTGTGTGTTGCTCCCTTAGTCTGCGTAGCAGAGAACTAGGAACTCTGCTGCTAAATAGTTTACTTCACCGACTGAGATCGTGGCATACGCTCTCATATCGGTAACTCTTAAATCATACACTTTCCCACCGAGTGTCTTATCTCTTTCAATAGCCAACTTGATACTCGATGCCCCGGTGCTCGAACAGAAAGCATCTATGGCATTTTGGGCTGATCGTTCAGCTACACGACCAACTAAGACAATGACGGTAAACGTATAAGTCTGCATTCCTCTTTGGAATGTGTCATCGTAGTTAATCGAATCAGGCTGAACTATTGCTATCGGTGGACTTGGGTTATCAGGCATAACGGCTGCTGTGCGTAGCCCAGTAATGCTCGCAAGGTTAGTGGCAATCCCTGTGCGGATTTCAGATAGTTGAGCCATTACGCAAAGCCACGCATACGGCGATAAGGGGAAACCAACTGTGCAACGTCTGGGTCAATGTCCCTAGTAACTGAGATCG